GGGCTTGATAATATCCAAGACCTCATCGCCTATGCAGCGCGTGTCTCCAATCCAGCCAACCAGGCTAACACCAAAACAACACCAAAGCTACTTGACTATCTCATCAAACACAAGCACTGGTCACCATTCGAAATGGCAAGCGCCTGTATCGAAATTGAAACAACAAGAGACATTGCAAGACAGCTCCTCCGTCACCGGTCATTCTCATTCCAAGAGTTTTCTCAGCGGTATGCTGACATACGCGATCTTAACGATGATTTTGTAATTCGTGAAGCACGACTGCAAGATCCTAAGAATCGTCAAAATAGTATTCCAAACAAAGATGCTGCTTTAGAAGATGAGTGGGCGAACAAACAACTAGCCATTATTGAAATGGTAAAGATGACATACGATTGGGCAATTGAGAATGGTATTGCTAAAGAACAAGCCCGAGCTATTTTACCAGAAGGAAACACTGTTTCTCGATTATATGCGAATGGTACTATTAGATCATGGATTCATTACATCGAACTACGTTCTGCTAATGGAACGCAGCAAGAGCATATGGATCTAGCACTAGCAGTTGCAGAAGCAATTGGAAAAATTTATCCCAGCGTTGTCAATTTCATAAAGGAGTAGTATAATGTCAGCAGAAAGTCGTCAAAGAAAGATCTCAACTTATTATTCAGACTTTGGTAAAGGATATGCAGAAGTTTGGATGGACTTCAAAGAAGAGGTTGCTTTTATTAAGTATTTTGATGATAATGATGTTAAGTTTTTTGAAGAAGAGTTTCCCAACAAAGCTATTGGGTATGTTGAGGACGCTGCAGAGAACTGGGCTTTAGGAATAAAAAAATTGGAAGGAAGTATTCAAGGTGCCTTATTGTAGTACAAAAACATATGGTCATAACATTGGCCTCAGCGCTTGCTTTAGACAGCCAAACGCTCACTCCCATTGTAAGTTCTTACATGGGTATTCGTTAGCATTTAAGTTTACATTCTGTGCAAGCGAACTGGATGAACGTAACTGGGTTGTAGACTTTGGTGGACTTAAACCACTGAAAGCCTGGCTCGAAGATACGTTTGATCATAAAGTTGTTCTGGATGAAAAAGATCCACATCTAATTGACTTTCACATGCTTGCTGAAAAAGGACTAGCAGAACTTACTGTCCTTGATGGAGTGGGTGTAGAGATGTTTGCAAAGCATGCGTATGACTTTGCTGACAAGTTAGTACGTGAGATGACAGACAATCGTTGTTGGGTTGTCTCTGTAGAATGTGCAGAGCATGGAGCTAACAGCGCCATCTATAATGCTTAGGAGTTATCATGGTTAAAGCTATTCTCGATAAAAAGTTTCTAACTGTTCAGAAGGATGATGATGGGGAATTATTCCTTGAGTTTCCTGACGATTTGTTGGATACTATGGATTGGAAGCCAGGTGATACTATCATCTGGACTGAGCTTCCTAATGGTAATGGATATAGTGTAGAGAAGGCAAAGACACATGACGGATAAGAAATACACATACAGTGAAATCTTTCACAGCATTCAAGGCGAGGGCCACTATACTGGTGTCCCTACTGCCTGGATTAGATTCTTCTTATGCAACTTGCAGTGTGATGGCTTTGGTCAGAAGTTTCCGACTAAGCCTGATACATATGAATTGCCGTATGCAGACTTTGATGCTCACTCTGTTGATCGTGTAGAAGATCTTCCTGTGTGGGAAAAAGGATGTGATAGTTCATACACTTGGTCAAAGAAGTTTAAACATCTTATGGGTCAAGCTACTGGAGCTGAGTTAGCTCAGAAGCTAGTAGACATTATGAAGAACGAACATAATCCAGAAGGTTGGTTCCGTCACCCTTTGTCTGGTCAACACAATCATTTGTGTATTACTGGTGGTGAGCCTTTGATGCGTCATGCACAGAATGCTTTCTTAGATATCTATGAAGCTTTGTCTCTAATGCCTGGTGGAAAGATACCTGAGACACAGTATATGGCGTCAGAGAACCTCCCTTCAAGTATCACGTGGGAGACTAACGGCACTCAAGCCTTGACAGACGATTTTGCCAATCGTATCAAGTCTCCTATCTTTAAACCAGAAGCATTCTTCTCTATTTCACCAAAGCTATGGACTGTAGCAGGTGAGAAGCGTGAGAAGGCTATTAAACCTAATGTTGTTAAGCAATATTGGGAAACATCTCGTAATGGGCAACTGAAGTTTGTTGTGGGTCCTGAGCAAGAGCAATGGGATGAATTAGACGAAGTTGTAAACATCTTCCGTAACGAAGGCGTTAAGTATCCGGTGTGGATGATGCCAACAGGCGCTCGCTTAGAAG